GAAAGAGTTAGACATAAGCCGGGTTCTGTTTCCTCTACTGTAAACAGTAAAGGATGTGGTTATCTATCTGGGATGGCTGTTACCAGACACCTCAAGCGGTACCTCAATTAAAATCAAACGTTCCATTTATCATTACCAAGAGGAACCCAAGAGGACCCAACTTGATAAGAATTAATGATAATAGGGGGAACTTGATACAAAGTTCCTAATTGTGCTTCATCTCCTAATGAAGCATAAATCTTTACAACATAATTTACAGGTTGTTCTGTATTAACAGTGGACTCTTCATGCCACCGTTGTGGTATAATAACTAGTTTTCCAAGTGATGATAAAGTATTATATGTATCAGGAAATAAATAATTTTCACTAGGTCCACTATGGACTAAGACTGTTTGATAAACAGTACTAAAAGGCACTTCAAACTGTGCAAAAGTTTGATTAATACCGGCTTCTATCATTGGTAATCTTGAATGATCCAAACCTGTATAAGTTGCTGTTGAACCAACAAAGGCTGAAGTGGGATTGAATTGCACATTATAAGTTGCAGCATTATAATGAGCTGGGGAACCACCTGATTCAATGAAAGGAGTAAAATAACAAACAAAAGGTACTGAATTTAATGTTGCAGTCTGGTCAGAAATATTGCCTGTTTGGAAAACACGAACTCTGAATCTCATGTTTCCTCTAAATTGTCGAAATAAATGACTACCCCAATTAAATAAACCTGGAGACACATTTTGTAAATTTCCAACACCTATAAAAACTTGAGATATTGGAAATTCAACCACAGATGATTCCAAATATGTATTTAATTCTGGTGTAAATTCTTTATAAAATACTAATTGATACCTCAACAAGGTATCTTTAATGGATGTAAACTTACTCCCAAATTGTATCTGTTCATCATTTACGAGTTCATCATTTGGAGCCAAAATATTTTCAGTTATTGCCACATCTGTATTCGTTTCAGCCGTGTTTAAAGGTGCTACACCCGATTGTGCTACAATTGTGGGTGGAAAATTAGCTGTGGGTATAAAAGCATTGCTAGTTCCCAATATATTAACTTCATAATCATCAGCTCCCGCTACAAAAACATTGATTTGCACTGTTGTTGGTGTATTATTTGGAGCTACTAACTGATTCATCACATATAAAGTTGCTCTCCCCATACTTGAAAATAAGTTTGGGGTTTTTGAATTTGGGACTTTCTTATATGGTGTATCGGCCACATATGGTACAGTAAACTCAAATTCATTAGTTCCTTGGTTAAGTTCCATAGCAACACCATATTGAGATGTGGCTTCTAGAAGTGAACTTGGGGATGTTAAACTTCCATAATTAAGTGCAAAATAAAGTTTGCCAGTTTGAAAAGAGGTGGCTACTATCTGAAATTTATAGGTAAATCCACCTCTCCAAAATTCAAATGGATAAGTCAAATAACTAATTAAAGGTAAAAACGTTTTAATATTAGGACCCATACCAGTTGTTATAGGAAAAGGTGACATATCAAAGAATGCCAATGCTGTTCCTGGAACCTGTGAAGTGCTAAAATCATATGTTCCTAAATAAGTGTATCTTTTCTTTAAATAATCAAATTGCATTTCATCTTGTTCAGATGCAAAGTGATGTGGCATAATAGTTGGTTGAGACTCAGGGTACAATGTCATTTTGTCAACATGATCTGGTCCTTTGTTATAATTAAAAGGATCAGTTGCACGCATCATTATGGGTAAATCAGTAGTGGGGATTGTTGGTTTATCTAATGAAGTTAACATTTTGGTTACTTTAAAAGCTGGCATTGCAACATGTGATATTGCTCCTAATACATTGCTAAAAGTATTTCCTATTTTATTTATAACTCCAATAGGCTTATCCAAATATCCAGATTGAGCAACAATGGTTGAAACACGTGGTACTTTAAATTGATTATTCAAAAATTGAGAAAATAAAGAGATATTAACATTAGTTGTAGATGCTGCAGCTGCCGACAACTGATTAAGCACAAATAAATATAAAGTGCCCAAAGAATCTTCCACAGTAAGGGCACTTGAGTTTAACAAGTTAAGGTAACCTTTAGGGTGATTAAATGGTATTGTCATTTCCCCTGCTGTATTGGCATTAGCATAAAGATACACACATTGGTTAACTGAAGCACTTCGAAAATTTGGAACTAAAGTTCCAGTAACAAAAGATGTTGTAGATAGTGGAACAAATACCGCAACCACCATACCTTGATGTAAAGGTGTAGCAGTCACCTGAAAAGATAATTTAATTTCACCTTTCCAAAATGTAAAACGAGAGAAAGGGGTATCAGTAATAGAAGTAGCTATCAGATCTTGTGGTATACGTAAAGTACTAATTACAGTGCCACTAGCTAATGCTGTAGTCCAATTATATGATGATCTAAACGTAGGTCGTTCAATCATATTTGCCAAAGTCCAAGGGTCTTCAACTATCATTTTATTACTTTGTATATTATCTGACTTTGACTTAATTCTCTCTGAAATAGAAGCAGGGGTACGGTTAGACAAAACAACACCATGATTGTTTATAATATTGGAAACAAATTGTTTTTCTAATTTATTAGTAGTAATGTTTGGATTTGTATTCATTCCTACTAATCTAATGTTTGTTAGCTTTTAAATATGCCAATTTGCTTTTGCACATCTTTTCGAGCTCAGGATCATTGATCTTAACAGAAAAACCAATATACATCGCTCTAACTATATCATGTATCATTTGACACTTATTGTATTTGGAATTACATACACATTTATCACAAATGCACATGCCCTTTACATCATTTGTTGTTAGAAATTTGTTTTGTTGTGGTTCCAAAACCCGGGCTAAAAGGTCCTCATCATTATACAATTTTATAAGATATTTATCAGATAACCAGGGAACATGTAGAGGTTTTCCCATTTCCTTAATAGCATTTAAAAAGTGTGTTTTCATATAAACACCTTTTTCACAATAGTCATGTAGCCAAGCTTCTCGCTGAAAATTCAAACACTTAACTGCAGACAATTCACTTAATCTATTCTTATCAGATACCCAACTCAATGTTGAAGTCATAGATCTTGGTTCTAATGGAGCAACAAATCTATTTAATATAGAATGGAAAACAAAACGTCGCTTTAAGAAAGTTACATCAGCTAAAGGTTTAAATGAGTTATTGGAATCCCATTCCTTCTTATCAGCAGTTGTAAATTCCAATCCAATATTGTTAAGAATTTTATGCACAGTCTGACCATTAAAATTACGGTCTTTGGATAGAATCAAAACATCATCCCCATATGCAAACACTTTTACATTTCTAAAATAGTCTACAAGTGAGGTTTTACCTTCTTTATATATAAACCAAGCATAAGCAATATACATTATTGATATACAAGAATTATAAAAAGCTGTTAACGCACAACCAGAAGGCATACCATGAGTAGCAATATAAACTTCATCAAAACACAATGTCAAAATTGTTTTTAGGATATTCAATGCAACTCCAGCCAAGGGATGGTTGGAGCGACTAGATAATACATCGTGTAACTGTTGTTGGAACATGGAATTCATACTTCCATCAAATCCTTTTTGATCTCCATCAAACAACTGACCACCATAATTTATTATAAATTTTGCAAATTCATCCCATTCTTTTCCAAGTGGATTTATACCAATCATAACACCAGTGGTCAATTTTTCATTTTGAACATCTTTCATCAATTCTAAAAACATTTGACGAAGTAATATGGTATAATGCAAAGGTGAAGCTTTAAAACACCTTGGTTTGTCCACTTTATCATCATTTCGTAACTCATCCTTCAATAATTCAGTGAAAACTACTGATTGTTTTATCTTACCAGATTTTAATTCATCTACCATTTTATCATAAGCCTGCTCTAATACTGGTTTCATTTTTCCGGTTTCTTGATCTATAAGTTCTTTCTTTGGAGTCACACCAAAAGGATATCCACTTGATGTTTGAAAATCTAAACCTTCTAAAATGCCATTTCCTATAGTGGCCACTTCAACACTTAATGGATCATATTTCTTTTGTGGTAGTAAACTATCGATTACATCTCGTGCAAAATGTAAAGCCTGCTCATTGACAAAATGGACCGGTTGAAAATTTTTCTTTGCCATAATTTTCACAGTATCCTTGCCATGTACTGACAAATTGGCTGGTTTACGTGTTGACTCCAATGTATTATTAATCAAACTAGGTACATACTTCGTTTTATTTGGAACATGCTGAGATATATCTACATCACATATTATATGGTCATCAACAAACCTAGTTGTTATCATATCTTCTACTTCTGTGCTCTTAATTTGGGACAAATTTTCAGCAAAGCCATAAAAACCATTTTTCCCACTCGTGTGTAATCCTATAATGGATTCATCACTCATTTGAATCAAAGCACCACAATCTCCAATTTTCGAATCCAAAATATATGCAAAATCATTATTATCTAATTCTACAACTTTACCACCAACTTCATATCTACAATTAATGGGTTCAGGTAAATTCATGATAATACCTTGCTTTACAGCTAAATTTGAGACACAAATTTCTTTTTTATATGACGGATATAACAAGTAACATTTTGTGGATTTTGTAGTAGTAACTCCAAATTTCTTTGTTTGCATAAGTGGCATAGTTCCTTTGGGTAATGTAAATATTGCTAAATCTTTGCCAACATATTTAATCTCAGCAAACACAGGGGCAATTAATATCGACGTTTTCAAGTCATCTTTAACTAATTTCACCTGAGCTTTGTTCTTTCCTCCAAATAAATGACCGACAGTTATATACTCATTAGGCCCAATACATGTGGCATTTGCAAAGGGTTCTGCACCTCCATCATTATAAACAACTACTTTACACATAAATCTTGAATTATCACATGGTATAATTGAACCATCAGCTTGTGGATTAATATCATAATGTCGTGAACTTCTATATGTTGTATTACCATATTTAGATATAGTCATATTATATATAAGAGTTGGAATTAACAATTCAACTTTAAGCTTATTTGTCCCTAAGCATTGTTTTAAAGTCAAATATTCACCTGTTAATTGATAATTATCAACACTATTATATAAAATAACTTTACTTGTAAATTCATTAAAAGTTGCATCACACAAGACCTCCACATCAGGTGGTATTGGAATAGAAAAATCCAAAGAAATATTATCACTATCATTCCTAAACACACGATAATTTGCTATCCAATACTTAACAAGTTGTTTTTGCAAATCATCACTTACAACCAAATTTTTTGCCTCACAAAGAAACATCTTTGAGCCTTTATAAACAAGAAACAAACCTAATGCCGTACCTAAAAGACATAGATAATGTTTATAATCATTCAAAAATACAGTCAAGTCATTCATCCAATTTATCTCATAAATCTGTGTGCGTTTACACACCTCAATAAATTCATGTAAACAAATTCCTGAGTATTTAGGAACAATATAAATATATTTCATAAATACATGTAAAATTCCTTTCTTCCATTCACTTTCAGTGGCTAAATCACACGGATTTCGCATGATTTGACACAAAAACTTTTCCTTGGAAAACGCTACATGATGAGTTTGTTCACACTCATAAAAAACTTCATCTGTCTGTGGTCGTATAATATATGGTATACTAATATCACTGACTAGTTGCTGGCTTTTATCCATAAAATTTAGCTTTCCATCATATTCACGTAACATAAAATTGATAATGTGTAATAAACAATCTTGTTGATTCTGTGGGGTGCCATCAAAAACTATCGTATCAATTATATAAGGAATACACTTATTATTTTCAAATCTATATTTTTGAATTTTAAGTGATCCTTTCCAAGATCCATTTAAGAAAACTATTTCATCAAAATTCATCACAAATGGTCGCCGCATTAAGGCTGTCAAGTCTTTTATGGTATCTGCATTAGTATGTATATGTACCAAATTATCAAAATTGTTTGTAGTTGATAAAATAAATGGAGATGTAAAATATTTTGTGTCCTTATTATTTAATTCAGCACAATCCAATGGTGCACGTGAAGCTGAAACCAAATTTATCATACTGCGGTAACCATCTACTCCATCTACTCCTATATCATCTATGACAACTATATCTTCATTATTATAGCTATCCCAATAATCATTTGAATTAGCACTTTGTCGCACAATATGCGAAATGACGGAGTATCCATTATTTGCCATGAGTTGTGTTATCATGTTCATCAGAGTAGTCTTACCAGTTCCAGCCGGACCCGCAAAATTAAGCCATGTCGGTTCAACACGAGTAGTTAACTCATATGCACGAATATTTTTATAAACATTAGTTGCTTCAACCCAAATAATCTTATGTTGAGTATTATTCAATATTTCATCAGTATCGATTATTAATTTGAATTTTTTATATAACATTAAATACTTATCTTTAAATTCATTGTCCAAAATTACTCTTTTGTTAACTCGATATTGCAGAACCATTTCTTTGAATGTTTCCAATTCAGGCCATAAAATATATCCGCAAGAAGCTTCCATATATGATTTAACTTTACCAACACCAATATCAACATTTAACCGTTTAGATAATTTGAGTAATAGTATAAGTAAATTATACATCACTTTAATTGGAAACTCTTTTATAGATTCTATATCACATAATTTAATGTGAGTATAATCTTTTTGATGTCGTATTAATTTCTTAGCCCAGTCAGGTAAAAACGTTTCCATTGTTGTCCACAATAATGTACTCGACAATAAATCTAATCCATCTTGTTTTATTAATAAATCATCTGGATATAAGTACATGATTAACTTTTCTAAAAGAGGTGAGATAAGTGTTAAAAACGAACTAATCAATCCAATATAGGACCATAAATCACCAGTTTTATAAACGTCTCGAATTGATATAATTAATGAGATCGTGCTGGATCCATATCTTACAACATTATTTGATGTTACAAATGCATTTCTAATAACATTTAATGTCTCAGAAGCATTTTCTACGAAATTATTAGTTCCAACAAACAAATCATTAAGCTTACCAAAATCTATTTTATCATTAATATTATCTACTAAGTCACTAAACTTATCAGCAGATTTTGAAATTTTTGAAGCTGCATCATAAGCTTCTTTTGGAATAAAACCTTGTGGTGTTGGACTTGCTATTGAGCAATGTATACATACTCCACTACGTAAAATTTGTTTCAAATCTCTACGGCTATGTAATTTGAATAATTTATCATAATATGATAAATTATCAGTTATTAGTTTAAATCTATTGTTTCCACAATAACATTTTATAGATTGTGGTTGTTGTAAAAACCGAATGGCTAGAGTATTATCAATATCTCTACCATGGGGTTTATATTGTACATCTTCTCCTGCTATATATTTAATGAGATGTACATTGAGTGGTTTTTTATTATCTTTCCAATTATTATACCATGTTATATTGTTATTAGGATATAAGTTGGGTTGTATATGATCCATTATAAGATCACTTGTTAAAGTTTTCTTATAACTTGAACCACATAAAAGGATGTTACGAGTTTGTTCAACATTCATAAAATGTAAACTCTCTATTTCCTGTTTAGTTGCAGGTTTATAGAATCCTTGTTGGTTATTGATATCAAAATCATTGATATCTAGTTGATTGTTATTGTTATTATTATTATTATTAGTTATATTG